CTGGGATGAGCAAGACGAATTAAAAATTAGAAAAGATTACTTTGTACACTTTAAGTTTTTACCAGGTTTAGGATTCTATGGTTTTGGTTTAATACATATGATTGGGGGATTATCTAGATCTGCTACTCAATCACTAAGACAATTATTAGATGCAGGTACATTAGCAAACTTACCAGCTGGATTTAAAGCTAGAGGTTTAAGAATTAGAGATGACGATCAACCATTCCAACCAGGTGAGTTTAGAGATGTAGATGCACCAGGAGGAAACATTAAAGATCAATTCCAATTACTTCCATTTAAAGAACCAAGCACAGTTCTTTATCAATTAATGGGTTACTGTGTTGAAGCTGGACAAAGATTTGCAGCTATAGCAGATTTACAAGTTGGTGATGGTAATCAACAAGCTGCTGTTGGAACTACAATTGCATTATTAGAAAGAGGCTCAAGAGTAATGTCGGCTATTCATAAACGATGCTATTACTCTATGAAAACAGAATTTAGATTATTAAGTAAAGTATTCGCAACATACTTACCTCCTGTATATCCATATGCAGTACATGGTGGAGATCGTTTTGTAAAACTTACAGATTTTGATGATAGAGTAGATGTTATACCAGTTGCAGATCCAAACATATCTTCATTAGCACAAAGAGTAACTCTTGCTAATGAGACATTAAAGATTGCAATGTCAGCACCAGAAATACATGATGTTAGAGAAGCTTATAGAAGAGTTTATGCTGCATTAGGTACTCAGAAGATAGATGAATTATTAAAACCAGAAGAACCTAAATTTCCAAAAGATCCAGCTATGGAAAACATGGAAGCATTACAAATGAAAATGCCTAAAGCATTTCCTGTACAAGATCACGATGCACATATAGCAGCACACTCATTGTTTATTAAAACAAGAATGGTACAAATTAATCCTGCAGTGTACGCATTACTACAAGGACATATATCAGAACACATTTCACAAAAAGCTTCACAAGAAGTTGTAGAAGCATTAGCAGCAAATCCAGCAGAAAAAATGTTAGCAAAAACAAATCCAGAAATGTTTACAGTTAAAATGAATGGATTGATTGCACAAAGAACTGTTGAACTTACTTCACAGTTACAACAAGCTGAAGCTTCTGGTGAACAGAAAGTAGATCCATTAGTTGCTCTTAAACAAAGAGAGTTAGATCTTAGAGCTATGGACTTACAAATTAAACAAAATAATATTGCTACAGACAATGCATTAAATGCTTCTCAGTTTAAAGTAGATACTTTAATGACTCAACAAGAACTTGAAATAAAAGATAAACAATCTTATGATAGATTAAATATAGCTAAAGAAAAAATTCAATTAGCTAGAGAAAAACAAAGTAAGCAATGATTAAAAAAGAAAAAGAACCCGTGCTTGGTAAAAGATTTGGGCCACCTCCTTTAAGAGGACCTATGCCTCAAATTCCACCAGTAGATAAAAACTTAAAAAAGTTATAATATGTTACAAATGTTAGGAGCAGTTGCACCATTAGCTAAAATCTTATTTAGTACAATTGAGAAATCAGTACCAGATAAAGATTTACAAGAAAAATTAAAAGCACAATTGCAAACGCAATTGATGCAATCTCACACACAAGAACTAACAGCAGCAGCAAAAATTATTGAAGCAGAAGCTAAAGCTGGTTGGTTTGCATCTAGTTGGAGACCATTACTAATGTACGTATTAATATTTATATTAATATGGAACTATGTATTAGGACCAGTAATTTTATTTTTCTTTAAGGCTTCTATAACTATAACTCTTCCAGGAGATGTTTGGACATTATTACAAATAGGTCTCGGAGGCTATGTCGTGGGCAGAAGTGCGGAATCCGTTGCTAGAACAATGGCAAATAAACCACAACCTAAAGATCAAGAAAATGGGTGATATAGCTTTAAGAGGACAAGGTAGAGCTATGTTAGCATCTGGTGGTATGACTCCAGCTTGGCAACGTAAAGAAGGTAAATCTGAATCAGGTGGTTTAAATAAAAAAGGAATAGCATCTTATAGAAGAGCTAATCCAGGTTCTAAACTATCAATGGCAGTTACTACTAAGCCTTCAAAATTAAAGCCAGGATCAAAAGCAGCAAACAGAAGAAAGTCTTTTTGTGCAAGGATGTCTGGTATGAAAAAGAGATTAACGTCAGCAAAAACAGCAAAAGACCCTAATTCAAGGATTAATAAGTCCCTTAGGAAATGGAATTGTTAGTAATTAACAATGAAGTACCTAATCATTTTGTTATTGCTTTCTTCGTGCAATAATGTAAATACTCCCTATATAGATAGTATAACACTATTAAAAATAGAAAAAACATTCTGATATGATAGATAGATTAAAAGATCTAATAGTTAAAAACTTTTCTAATAAAAATATAGAAGATAAAAATAATATATTAATGAAAAGTAGAAAAGAAGTTGAGATCAATGGCAATGGAACTTCTGGCTATACTATTAAAGAAGGTTCTCATAAGGGAACAGTCTTAGGACATATTAAAAGAGAAAAGAAAATAATCGAATAATGAACTTTAAAGACAAGGGTCCTAACGATCTTGAGAAAATAATATTCAATTTACAAAAACAAATTAAACTGTTAAAAAAGAAATTAAAAAAATGATATTTAACTTAATAAAAAAATTCTCATCTTGGTTAAACTATTGGATCTGGAGACAAGAATTAAAAAGAAGAATTAAAAGAAATAAAAATGGCTAAAACAATTTTAGTCACAGGTGCTGCTGGATTCTTAGGCTCTCATATTTGTAAAGAACTTCTAAATAGAAAATACGAAGTCATTGGTGTAGATAATTTATTAGGGGGTGATAAAGAAAACATTCCTTTCTTAAATAATTTTTATAAATTAGATTGTGCAGATTTTAAATCAATGCTTAAAATTACAAAAGGCATTGATGTATTGTTTCATTGTGCAGCAACAGCTCACGAAGGACTATCTGTATTTTCACCTTATACAATTACACAAAATAATATTATGGCAACTGTAGGTGTTGCAACAGCCGCTATTCAAAACGGAGTTAAAAGAATTATCTATTGTTCTTCTATGGCAAGATACGGAGATCAACAAAGCCCATTCACAGAAGATATGCCAACTAAACCAGTTGATCCTTATGGTATATCTAAAGTTGCGGGAGAAGAAATATTAAAGACGTTATGCAAAGTCCATGGTGTGGAATTAGTAATAGCTGTTCCTCATAACATTATTGGACCTAATCAAAAGTATGATGATCCATTTAGAAATGCTGTATCTATTTTTATTAATAGAATGCTACAAGGTAAACCTCCAATTATTTATGGAGATGGTATGCAGACTAGATGCTTCTCATATGTAGATGATTGTTTAAGTTCATTATTAAAAATGGTCGAAGACCCGTGTGTCGTGGGCCAAGTAATTAACATCGGGCCTGATGAAGAGTTCGTAACTATCAAAGAGGTCGCTGAGACGTGTGCCAATCTTACTGGTTTCAATGGAGACTTTGTTTATGTACCTGATAGACCACAAGAAGTTAAACATGCAACGTGCTCATCTGATAAAGCAAGAAAGCTACTTGGTTATAAGACAATGACTAATACGAAGGAAGGTATTAAGAAGACCTATGAATATATCAAGGAACACGGACCACGGGCCTTTCAGTATCACATAGACATAGAGATTATAAATGATAAAACTCCAAAGACTTGGACTAAGAAATTAATATGACATACAATCTAAATTTAAAAATAGATGACATTACAGATTTTAGTTTTAATTTTTCTAAATGGCATAAATCAGATATTAATGAACATATTGCTACAATGCATAAATATGCTGATGAGTGTAATCACATTACTGAATTTGGAGTTAGAACAGGAATCAGTACTTGGGCATGGTTAGCTTCTAGAGCAAAAGTTATTAGGTGTTTTGATATAGATAATGTTACAGATAATTTAAAAATTCATTTTCAATCAGCAAAAGATACGCAAAAAGATTTTACATTTACTTGTGTTAATACTATTGCAGATAACTTAGAAATAGAACAAACTGATTTATTATTTATTGATACAGACCATACTTATGATCAATGTAGTAAAGAATTACAAATGCATGCACATAAGGTTAGAAAGTATTTGATATTCCACGATACAAACCTAGTTAAAGATCTAAATAGGGCTATAAGTGAGTTTATAGAAGCTAATAAGGAATGGAAAATAAAAGAAGTATTAACTAATAATAATGGTTTAACTGTGTTAGAAAGAACTGTATGAACCATGTATTTTGTTTTGTAAGCTCTAAAGTAACAGAACAGTATTCTAAACTAGCATTAGATAGTTTCTTTAAACACACTAAATTAGAGGAAGGTGATATATTTGTATTTGTTAATAATGATGGAACAAATGCATTTAGAAAAGATTATCCAATAGACATTTATGTTAATAATAAAACACCTAAGAGCTGGGCGGAGAACTTTAATAAAGGTTTAAGAGTTGCTAAGAAATTTAAAAAACATTTTGTAGTTATAACTAATGATGTTATATTTACTAAAGGATGGTTAGAGGCATTAAAACAAACAGAGGATATGATTTTAATACCTGTTTGTAATGTTAACTTTATGTACAAAAGTTCTATATTCTCAACCGCACCTGTAATGCAATTAGAAGACTATATTGGTAAAGAACCTTATTTAGATGCTGTTGTAAGTTTTCATCAAAACAATTTTAAACCAGAAGAGTTAGATGAAAAAATATTTATGCAAATGTACTTAGCTAGAATACCTTATAAGGTACATAATGATGTAGGTTATTTTGATCATACATTTTCTAATTGTGGTGGAGAAGATATGGACTATAGAATTAGATCTGCAATCAAAGGCTATAAAACTA